AGCTGTAGATACTGCAAACGCTTGACCTGCAGTCTCATAATAAGCTACAGTAAAAGTTGTTGCTGAACCTACTGCAGTTACAATAGCTTTGTTGAAAACACCTGATGTATTGTTTTGAATCATCAAAGTTTGTCCAACACGGATAGCTATGTAAGTTACACCACTATCAGCTACAGTAAAGGTTGCTGTAGAAGCACCTGATGCTGCTGCTGAAGTACAACTTGTGTACTTAATGTGTAAACGTCCTTGTTCTGCCCATTTAATTTGATCAGAGTTAGACGGCATCTCTGCTCCTACCATACGTAAGAATGATGCGATTGTTCTGTTACCATAACGCTCAAATTCTTTCTCATAAGTATCAGGTAGATATTGATTTAAGAAGTTGAAGTTAGTAATGTAGTTTGTTTGTAGTGCTACCTGTTCTGCAGAAGGCTGCAGGGCGTAAGTAGGACTGCTTAATAATGCACTTGCCATTTTTTTTAATTTTTAAATGTTTTTAAATCTTTTTTATGCTGCGAATTTTTAAATTTCTTCCTGAATCAGGGTTTATCGCTTTCACCTGCATTCCGTCTGTAGACTTGCTAACTTCGGGTGCTCTTCGCTCTGACATATTTATGTTTTTGGTTTTACGCATTACATCTTCAGTAGCATCAGATAATCCTTGTTCGTAAAAGAACTTAGCAAACCTATCAGGGTTCATTGCTATTGACAATGATCTGTGATAACCTGCAGCATCTTTAATTAAACCTTGCTCATCCAAATACTTGTTTATAAAGTTTTGAGGAGTCGATTGGTTCTTTTTTAATTCTGAGGCATCTCCCGGAGCAAACGTAATTTTTTTGTTATTGATATTGAACTCAAAACCTTTGAACTCACTTCCAAAAACATCATCCGTTTTTTGGTCAAACCATTTACGTTTACGATTGTTCTCTTCTTCTATTGTCTTTGCTTGTTGGGTATACTGCTTATAACTTTGATACATCTCTTTCTCATCATCGGAAACGAATGCCTCACTTGACTCAAGGGGCACTTTATATTTCTCTTTTTGAGAATTGAAGTATTTTTTAGCCTCAGCAATAACTTTCTTTTTGGCGATTTTAACTTTCTTTACAGTTAGTTCATCGTCTATATCTTCATCAAATCTGTAATCCTCCATCAATGTATCTATATCATTACTATCAAGACCGTCTTGAGTAGATGTAAGATAATCTTTAAGGAGTTGTTCAGAATCTATTGAATCATAATCTTTATTCAATTTAAGAAAATCTTCAAATCCCCTACCTGTTTCTTTTTTATATTTCATATAAGCAGAAACATCTTCAGGTAATTGTTCATTCTCTTTACGTTCAGCCATTAACTCATCAAATGAGTTTATTTGCTTATTATACCTTTTTCCAATATATGAAAGAACTTCTTCTTCTTTTAAATCAGTCTCTAGATTTTGCACAACCTCTTGTGCATTATTATCAGGGACTTGCACATCTTCTTGTGCATTACTTAACGATTGTTCGTGCTTATCAAGCAACTCTGTTTCTACTTGTTGAACACTTTTTGGTTCAATTACATCTAATGATCTAACTTTATATTCCATTTAATTTAATTTTATTTATACAAAAATATATAAAAATTTTGACATTTTTATCTAGGCGAAAATTCTGCTAAATCAAACCCATCTAAACTATCCTCATTTGACTCAAAACTAAGTGGAGGAAGATTGTTCTTTCTTTGATTAATTAATTTAGATTGCTCAGTATTTTGTTGGCTAATTCTTTTTGCTTTAGCATCTTCTTTCTTTTGCTCTCTCTCAGTTAAATTATTAATCTCCATTCCGTGCATTTGTTGATTATACTGAAACTCTTCAGCCATTAAATGAGATTTCAACTCAGCTTCTTTTTGCATCTTTTCTATTTCAAACGCAATCTCAGCTTGTTTAATCTGCATTTTAGACTTGGTCTCCATATCAATTTTTTGCATTGCCATCTGCCCTGCCATCTCTTGAGACTTCAATTGTTGTTGAGCAATCATAGCTTGTTTTTGCATAGCCATCTTCTCTTCACGCTCTTGAGTCTTAATACGCTTCATCTTTAACAATTGATTAGCAAGTTTAAGATTCCTTATCTCACGTATGTCAATTGCATCTTCAAGGTTAATATCACCTTTAGCTAATGCCATTTGAATGTTAGCTTCAAGTTGTGATTTTTGTTCTTCATCAGGAGAAACCTCAATGAATATACCAAAATCATAAATATAAAGGTCTTTAATGTCATCTAATATAGATACATTGTATTTACCAATTTGATTTGTAAACTCTTCTTTAAAATCAGCATATTCTAGAATATCACCAATTCTATAAGTTAAAGCCTCTGCCAATGAACGGTACATATACAAAGAACCGTCAAGTATATGCCTTGTAGCTGTATTTGAGTTTAATGCTGCTAATTTCTGTAATCCAACCAATGAGTTAGGATCAGGATTAGAACCATCTCTTGCTTCATTAAGACCGGTCACAGACCTAATCATATCCACATAGTGATTCATATTTGTAATTAACATCTGAGTTTTAGCAGAACCTGAGTTTGATGTTAACTGAGTAATAGGGACTCTTGCATTGTTAAAATCTCCATCTTGAGTAAAACTTCTACCAATTACACTACCTGTTTGGAAGTATAATCTTAAAGCATCTTCAGGATTATAAGCATTACCGGTTCCTAAATCAATCTCACTTAATCCATCTGCATCTATAAATACACCATCAGGAACTGTACGTGCAATAACCTGTTGTAATTTTAAATGCGTTATTTGAATCAAATCAGCAAATGGAACCATCCTGCGACACAATGACTCAATTACCCCCTTGTACATACGTGGAGCACAAGCAACATAGTTTGGTAATGCGTGTTGAGTAGATGACTTTGGACGAACCATATTCTCAGACAATCTCCATTGTAATAGCATACTTGTACCCATTACCATTATACCTTCATACCAAACATCAATTGTTTTCTCTATCTTCTCAAAGTTACCCTCTTCCATCTTTTCAGTAGGAGGATTAAATGTATCATCTTTTTCAATAATACGTGAACCACCACCTTCAAGATTTTTCTTTTTGTAAACTACTTTTTTAGTGGTCTTATAGTTAAAATATAATAATGTACAGGTATCTCTATGGAACATACTGTTCTCATAAAATTGAGCAACATTAAAATAATCATACCAAGATTGACTGTATTGTGTAACTTCTTGCAAATCTTCTTTAGTCAAAGATTGGTCAATTTTCATTAACTCAAGTATTGGAACAGTTTTAATTTCACCCCAATAAAAACAATCTTTAAAGTATGGGTCTTCAGTATAACTATAAACAATATTTGCCGGGTCTACATATGAAATTTTAACACCTGCTCCTTGTAAGAACTCGTGCTTTGCAACTCCTAATCCAACAACAGTTATATCGTAATCAATTCTTTTACGAATGTCATCATAATGATTGGTATCAAATATTGTATTAATAGCTTCTTCTTCTGCAATCTCAATAGCAGGTTTGTAATTAAGTTGCATATACAATGACAACTCTTCATCTGTTTCGGGTAATTTCTCAGGGTCCATCATAAATGTATCTACCCCTGTTTTTTCTTTAATGGTTGTTAAAATATCTTTAGATATCATTTGAGATTCAACCATATCCTGATACTTACTTCTTTTAGATTGAGACATTGCATCTTGTGCATAAGCCTTTACTTTAAAGAGTCTATCAGACATACCATTAACAACAATGTCAATAAACTTAGGAATGATAGGAACCGGAGTCCAATCTAAATTTAAATAAGATAAGTCTCCATCAATTGCTAATTCATTTTTATATTTAGCTATTGATTGCTCACCACGTGCATATAACCTTAATCTGCGAAAATCTCTCCATTGGCTATAGTATCTACAAGAACTTCCGTCTTTACGAAACCACTCATATTGTATTGCTTGACCTATTTGTAAACCAAATTCCTGTGACGCTTTTTCTGCATCAGTTACTAACTGACTTGGAAAAGATGTTGCGTTTATTGATATTGTTATATTTTTCATCTAATCAATTGACTTGTTGTACCATCATTTGTATACTTGGCGAAGTTAATAATTAATTTTGATTCTTTTTTCTCCGGCATATACATATGTTTTTGATTTGCCATTATACATAAACCTGAACTAATAGAGGCATCAAACTTTGTTCTATCATTTATGTCAAATTTTGCCCAATCCTCAAGTGTCCTTGTAAATGACATTGTACCCATTTCTTCAGGGTCTCTATACTTTGCCTCTAAGTCCATTCCTACAAATTTCTCAATATATGACTCAATAGCTGATGCGTGTGCTTGTTTTACATCTTCTGATGAGTTAGGTATACCACCAAGCTCACGTTCAGTCTTTGACAATTTCATTAACTGCTTGTCAGGACGGTTTAAACTGTATCCCCTGTATCCTCTGTTTTTAATATGGTATAATAGTCTAGGTTTGTTATTCTCTACAAGTATTGGCATTCCATAAAATACAATTGCCATTAGTACCTCCTCAAAGAATATCTCTGCTGTCTGAGGGCGAGCGATATACTCTAGGAAAAACTGATTGACAGGAGCATCGTCCATATGGAACTTAGTCATACCGTGTAGAGCTCCATTGGACCCACGACCACCTACCACTGCTGAGATATCATAAGAGTCACAACCAAATGATCCAAGATGCTCGTTGCCGGGATACTTGATACCATTTCTTAAATGAATATTATTTTGCATATGCTTGGGTGGTGCCCAACTAATATTGAATCTACCCCTTTGCTCAGGAGTCCATATAACTTGCGTATCTTTTATTCCGTCTTTCCACGAGAATGACCCACGAGTAAGATAATGGTCCTTAATCATTGAGTCGTTATAGTCAATCTGCTGATATATCTTAGTTAAGTTAAATATAGCCTGTTTGCTCTCATCTCTGAATGCGTGTGACTCAGTACGTGGGAACTGACGATAAAACTCGTTTAAGGCATCTGCATCGCTCTTTAATGACTCAACCTCAGCTTCCCAATAGTCAATTGCTCCATTTTTAATTAAAGCTCCATCTACGCCCATTATAGGCTCAGTAGGTTTATTGAATACAGGATGACCATACCGATCAATAAATCCTTCCATATTCCATTCCATTGGAATAAATAACCCATATAGTCCACTTTTAGTCTGACCATTTGCATTTCGGTTAGCTACCCTTGAGTCCTCATAAATGTCTTTATAATTTTGACCCCCTTTTGACAGTGCGTTAGAGGTTGAACCCATCATACACTTACCAATAATCTTGCTACCTAAACGAAGACAAGTTTTGGTTACACGCCAATTCTCTTTAATATTTACAGGCTTTGTCCACTTTGCAGACTCATCGTGTGCTAAGAACAATAACTTCTCTCCATCATAAGAGTTGTCCTCTGTATTCTTCCAATCTATTGAGGTGTCAAGACCATCCAC